ACCGCGACCAGATCCCGTTCACCGAGGATGGTCAATCGATGATCGAGGACGCCATCATCGCCAACCTCAACGAGTTCGTCGGCGGTCCCGACGACCCGTTCGCCGAGGCCGATATCACGGTCCCTGCGCCCGAGGACATCCTCGAGGACGACCGAGATAACCGGCAGTGGACCGGCATCAAACTCGACTACCGGCTGACCGGCAGCGCCCAGACGTTCAGCGTCCAGCTGACGCTCAGCGTCTGAACCTCGCTCCGAGTCAGTCACCCTCACTAACACAGAAGGTACACACAAATGTCACAGTACGATAAGGACGAGGCTACAGTCCTCGTCGATGGCGTGCGGGTTGAACAGATGAAGAACTTCGACCCGCCGGAAGAGTCCTATGAACGCGAGTTCGACGAGACCGTCGGCGATGATGACGACGTCCTGCTGTCGGACAACAACCCCGAACTCGAGGGCGAGATCGAGGTTTCGCCGACATCGGGCACGATCCCGACGCTCAACAGTCTGACCGAGTCGGGTGACGAAACCACGATCACGGTGCGGTTCCCGTCGGCCGACGCCCGCGACAGCGAGACGTACGTCCGGGCGGTCTTCACGAACAAGGCGTACGCGAACAGCTTCGACGACGACAACACGTCCCCGCCGAACCGGACGTACACCTGGATCGCGAACGACACGCAGTAACACATGAGCAACGACATCGATATTCAAGAGCTCGAGGAGCAGGACTGGGATGTCAGCGACGACGATCCCCGCGAGGAGATCGAGTACGAGTTCCTGAACGGCAACACGAAGCGGTTCCTCGTCCAGGACCCCGACACCAACGACCTGCTCGACATCGTCGCGGTCGAACCAGGCGAGGACGGCGATATCGCAGAGAACCTCTTCGAGATCGTCAGCGCCGCCGTGGTCGCGCCCGAGATCACGCTGGAGCGGTGGCAGGACGTGCGTCCCGCAGACCGGATCGGCCTCGCCGACGAGGTAGCTGACGTCATCGGTCTGAACAAGCTCCTGGGGTTTACCGACGCTGGGCTCGAAGCCCAGCTGGACGACTCACAGTTAGAATCGCTCGAGAGTGGGGCGTCCTGATCGAAGAGGTCGACGCCTGGCCGTGGGAGAAGAAGCTGTTCTACGGGATCTGCCTCGCCGAAACCGAACCTGATCACGAGGGGACATCCGACTTCGACATCGAGGAGTTCGCCGACATCGACGGGGTTCCAACGTCGCCGTCGGATCTCCCTAAAAATCCGTGATCACTCGACGGGACGCTCGAAGATATAGTAGGTGCTGTCTCCCGACAACATTGCTGTTTCAATCAGTTGCCATCCGTCCTCAGCCATCTCGTTGAACTTGTCCTCGGCTTTGTCTTCGAAGTCAGCCCAGACGATTTTGACCGTTCTGTACTCGAACCGCTGATCCTGCGACATAGTTCGTAGTTGACCATTACGGCAGATAAACACACCGACAAAAACGATGTTAGGAGGAGGTGGAGGAGGCCACCGAACGATCGCGACAGTCCTCACCGCCCAAGACAACGCAACCGGGAAACTCAACCAGGTTGAACGGGCCGGCGACGATGTCGCCGAATCAGCATCCGAGGCAGAAGATCGGATCCAAGGACTGAGTAAGGCATTCGCCGCAACTGGAGTAGCGACGGCTGCACTCGGCGGGTCGATCGCACTTCTCACTCGCCGGTTCGGACAGCTGGGTCAGCAGTTCCAGACCATCCAGACGACATCCGGCGCGACGGCTGAGGAGATGCAGCAGATCCGTAGCGCGGCGAAGGACGTCAGTACGACGCTCCCAGTCACGCTTGCTCAGTCCACACAGGCGATGCAGGCGTTGTCGTTCGCTGGTCTCTCGGCGTCGGAATCGGTCTCCGCTCTTGCAGAGACGAGTGAGCTGGCTGTCGCCGCGAACATGCGGGGCTCGGAAGCTGCCGAGGTTGTCGCCCAGTCGATGAACGCATTCAACCTCGAAGCTGAGCAAGCCGACGCGATCGTGGGGTCGCTGGGTTCTACCTTCAGTAACTCCACAACGCGAGTGAGAGAACTTGCCCAGGCGCTGACCAACGTCCAGTCGACGGCTGCCTCGGCCGGTCTCTCTGTTGCGGGAACCGTCGGCGCACTGGGGACGCTGGCGGATAACGGGATTCTGGCCGGAAAGGCAGGGACGTCTCTGGACGCTGTCCTCAGTCGACTCACTGGAAGTAGTAGTGAGACCCAGGAGGCTCTGGACGAACTCGGTCTCTCGACCAGCGACTTCACGAATGAAGCTGGCGAGCTCCAGGACATCTCGTCGGTTATGACGACCCTGTCCGGCCAGATGGAAGATGTTGCCGAGCACGAACAGATCCGCCTTGCGCAGCAAATCGCTGGCCGTCGAGGAGCGCGGGCACTGCTTCCCCTCATCAATCGGACTGACGAGCTGCAGGAAAAGATCCAGTCGAACCTGCGCGCAGAAATCCAGGGTGCGATCGGCGATATCGCGGAGATGAACGAGCAGGAACTCGAGACGACGTCCCAGGCGCTTGGGATGGAAGTGTCGGGGGAGACGGACACACAGCAGCTCGTCTCCAATCTCCAAGATCTGGACGATCAGGGCGAGTCGACCGAAGCGATTGTCTCTCGCCTCCAGGTCGGGCTGGGGCTCACCGAACAGGCTGCTCAGTCCTTCGCGACGGAGATTACGGAGACGAACAAGTCGGCCGAAGAAATCGCGCAGAGTATCGGCGGTGTAACGACGGCAGCGGAGCTCGCGGAGGACCAGACACAGACTCTCTCCGGACAGATCGAACAGCTCCGCTCGTCGATGCAAGTCCTCGGATTCGAGATATATCAGGGGACAAAACCCGCTGTCTCCACGCTCGTAACCGGACTACGTGGTATCGTCGAACCCCTCTCACGGAACGATTCAGCAGCGCGAGCGTTCGGCGCTGGGCTGGTCGGTCTCACAACTGCTACCGGCCTCGCGACGGCTGCTCTCGGCGCACATATCGTCCAACTGAAGATAGCGAACATCCTTCAGAAAGCACACGCGAGCCAGACGGCGGCAGGAACGGCGGCGCTCTGGGCGAAGAGTACGGCTCTCGGGGCGGCCTCTCGGGCGCAGTGGTTGATGACTGCCTCGACGAGTCAGCTCCTCGCGGCAACCACCGCGAAGACGGCTGCACTCTGGACGTCCGTAACCGCGATGGGAGCGAGTGCGGCTGCCAGTCTCACCGGCGCTGGAGCGATGGGTATCTTCTCGGGGGCGGTCGGAATCGCGACGACGGCTGTCGGGGCGCTCTGGACTGCCCTCGGCCCTATCGGCTTGCTGGCTGTCGGAATCACTGCGGCCGTCCTCGGTTTGGCAGCAGTAATGAAAACGGACCTGTTCGGAGCCGGCGACAAGGCAGCGGGGATCCTCGGGTTCTTCAGCGAGAAGGCCGGCCAGGCGTGGGCGATCACGGAGCAGTTCATCGGCATCCTGTTCGAGCTCGCACGGATCGGCGCGACGATCGCCGGGCTGTCCCTCATCGCACCGTTCGCGGCGGTGTTGAAGCTCCCCGATCTCATCTCCAGCGTCGGACCGAGGGTAAAGCAGGCGGCGATGGGTCTCCCGGGGAAGGTCGCCGAGGGACTCGCCAGCCTCGGTCCAGCGAAGTACGCACTGCCCGTGTTGGGGCCGTTGCTGCTCGCGAAGGACATGATCACGGATCCGAGCAAGTGGCTCGACGCCGGGAAGCAGATCCCGGGGATGATCGCGAACGGCATCAAGAGCGCCGCATCGAAGCCCGTCGACGCGGTCACCAACGTTGCCTCGGGGATCCGCGACCGGCTTCCGTTCTCTCCGGCTGAGAGGGGGCCGCTTCAGTCGCTCGGTGAGGCCGGGCCGGGGCTGATCCAGACGATCGCCGGCGGCGTCGAGTCGGAGGCACCGACACTCGTCTCGTCGGTCAGTAACGTCTTGGGGAAGACACCGCTGGGACAGGCGGCCGGTGCTGCCGCTGACGCAATCGGTGGCTCCGGTGAAGGCGGTAGTTTTGGTGGCCCTGGAGGGGGGCCAGGAAAGGGAACGCCTCCGATTGAGATCACGATCAAGCAGGACATCGACGTCGACGGCGGTGATGCAACCGAGGCGGAAGTCAGCCGAGCAGCGGGAGACGGCGCCGAGGATGCACTCTCTGGTGACACGCTCGACGCGTTCTTCGAGCGGCTCAGCCGGGAGGTGAACAACTGACATGTCTGACATCGTGACGATCGGCGATATGGTCCTCAGAGGAGTGACGAGTATCAACGACTCAGGAGCCTGGGACGCCCCAGAGAAGCGTCCCGAGAAGGGCTTCCAGTTCAGTACGTACGTCAAGCAGGAGCCAGTTGAAGTGTCGCTGGAGGCGTGGGTTCCAGTTAAAAAGTATCGCTCGCTCAAGTCGCTACGGGAAAGCAGCGAGCCGTTCCCGGCGTCTGTCGGGCAGGTCTCGATCTCTCGGGCGAAGCTGAAGGCGTTAGATACGTTGAACGAAGCCAAGCGCGACTCCCACTACCAGGTGTCGCTGACCATCAAGCAGATCACGGAGGCGGAAATCGAGACGGCGGAGATCTCGATCGAGACTGAGTCCGGTGCGATGGGGAGCGAGGCAGCTGGGACGGAGTCGTCGCTGGGGCAGCCCGAGGAAAGCGATGGTGGACAGGTCGAAGATGAGTCGGGCGGCATCGTCGATACGTTGTCTGGGTTTCGTGAATCTCTCTCGGGGGTGCTCTAACCGATGGAGGAGATCCCGATCCCCCAGCGGCGCGCCCAGGATAAACGCCCGATCCACCTCGAGTTTATGCCGCGGTCGTTCCCCGGGCAGCGGTTGGCGCTCCGGATGGACTGGAACGCCGTTCAGGGGGAGTGGACGGTCGAGATCGAACATCTCCGACGGGAGTTCACGATTACGAAAAGCGTCGCGACCCCGTACCGACCCTATTCGTACCTGCCCTACCTGGTGTTCGTCTTCGCGGATCCGTCGGGCGAGGAGACGGCAGTTACGCCATCGAACCTCGGTGACGAGATGAAGTTCTGGGTGCTGCCCGGACCGTCGGGACGGCGACCCGGGGAGGACTGACCGATGGCTGTCTGGCAACAGCATCGGAGCGTCGACGCCGGCGAGGTGTCCCTCGACGGACTCGACCTCGACATCCGGGTGCGGAAGCCGAAGGACGATCCGCTCGAGTTTGAGGTGACGACGTGGAACTTGACCGACGAGACGTGGGGGCGAATCGGGGATGGCGACCTCTGCCGGATCGAACTCGGCTGGGGAAATGGAACCGTCGAGACGGTGTGCCTCGGGACGATCGACACGCGGAACCGGACGCCAGCGAAGAGCGACGTCGAGTACACGCTCAAGGGCGTCGACGAGACCGAGGTGGTGACAAAGGTCAGCCCCGACAGCTCCTGGTCGCAGAAGGCGTGGGTCGACAAGCGCGCCGACCAGATCGCCGAGGCAATCGCCATCGAGATCGGGCTCTCGGCGCAGACGGAGCCCGCCGGCGAGCCGATCTCGGGATCGTGGTCGGTGACGCCGGACAAGACGGTGACCGGATGGCTGGATGAACTCGTCCAGATCGCCGCTGAGAAGACGGGCGTCGAGTGGGAGTGGTTCGCGGCTCGCGGGCAGGTGTACTTTCTCCCGCGGTCGGAGCAGGCCCAGGAGGCGCCCCAGCTGAGTTACGAGGGGATGCTGGTATCGATCGGCGAGAAGTCCGACACGAACGACGACGTTGAGGGGCAGCTGGAGTTCGAGGCGATGCTCGAGCCGCGCATCTCGAAGGGCGCTGCGGTGTACGTCGCGACGGAGGACTACAGCGGGCCGTATCGTGTGAGCGACTACGAGTTCCGCTCGTCAACGCAGTCCGGCGACCATCTCGTTCGGGGGACGCTGACGCCGATCGAGGCGGACTACTCCATCGAGGACTGATCACGTATGAACGCCTGGGATCAATCGACAATCGGATGTACTGACTGCGACGGGGAGGCCGTCGCGAAGAGCAACCAGTGGGGCAAGACCACCCACTACGAGTGTCCTGAGTGCGGCTGCAGGATCGACGCGGAGAATCTCTGATGTCGGGGAACGTCGATACGTTCAAGCAGGCCGTCCAATCGGAGATCCGGGGGATCTACACCCTCACCTTCGTCCGTGTCGAGGAGATCGACGAGGAGACGCGGCGGGCGGTCGTCTCGCTGAAAAGCGACTCGGATATCCTCATCGACAACGTCCTGATCGCGTCACCGTTCGCCCGGAACGGCGCCGGGATGATCACGCCAGTCAAGAGCGGCGACGAGGGGTTGGTGATGCACGCGCAGGAGCCGCTCACGAAGCAGATCCAGCAGCGCGGAGAGCAGCCGGCGGAGAGTGAACGGCGGTTCCAGCTTGAGGACGCCGTCCTGCTGCCGTTGCTCTGGCTTGACGAGGACGACATCCCAGAGCACGGCTCGAACGAGTTCGTGGTCGACCTCGGTGAGGACGCACCGACGCTCCGACTGAACGGGGAGTCGGGAGGGTTCCAGCTCGTCGACGGGAGCGGCCACGGCATCATCTCCGACGGCGAGGGGAACTTCACCTGGCACGCGCAGTCGGTCAACGTCAAGGAGGGGCCGATCGAGTGATGTCCCTCGACCAGTATATCGGCATCGGGTTTGGCTGGTTCCAGGGCGGCTTCGTTGTCGCAGTCCTGACGGGGGCGGATCGCCTTGCGCTCTGCCTACTCGCCCTCGCGACGGTCGTCGGCGTCATCGGGATCCGGCGAGGAGGGTCTGGTTC